ACTCAATACGTTTTAGACGGTACTACTAACTTTGCACCAGTTTTAGACGGCTGCGTAAATGTGCGCGTTAAACGTGGACGCGAGGACGTAGGCGACCAGTTCGGCGCTGGCACTATGTCTTTTACGTTGACGGATACCAGCGGGATTTTTAACCCGTTTGACGAAAACTCGCCATACTTCGACACGGCGTTAGCCCAGCCAGGTTTAGCGCCTATGCGTAAAGTCGAATTAGTGCGTTACGACAATAGCAACGTAGCCGAATATCTTTTTAAAGGGTACGTCATAAATTATAATTATAATTTTGGTTTAGGAATTTTGGATACCGTAACCGTTTTTTGCGCTGACGATTTTTATTTGTTAAGCCAAACATTTTTAAACGAATACAACGTAGACGAGGAATTATCTAGCGAACGTTTAGAAGCGGTTTTAGATTTACCAGAAGTCAATTTTCCCGCGCTGGCTAGGGACATTTCGACAGGTACACAAACTTTAGGCGGCGCGTCCGCTTTTACCGTACCCCAGGGGACTAACGCGCTTTCATATTGCAGCCAAATAAACGACGCTGAACAAGGCCGCCTATTTATGTCGCGCGACGGTGTTTTAACTTTTCAGCCGCGCATAGGTAATACGCTTAGCGGCCCTGTAGCCAGCTTTCACGACGACGGCACAAACATAAAATTTAATTCTTTAGGTATTACTTTCGAAGCTGACCAAGTTATAAATAAAGCCGTAGTGCAAATTTTGGGTAGCAATAACCCGCAAACAGCAAACGACGCCGCTAGCCAAGCAAAATATTTTATACAAACTACAAGCATTACTAATAGCCTTTTACACAATGACACGGCAGCCGCTGACCTGGCTAGCTACCTTTTAGACGGCGAACCCCAGGCCCGCTATACGTCCGTTGGTACTGCGTACAATATGCTTACGACAGCCCAGCGCGACACGCTAGCCACAGTCGACATAGGCGACACAATTAGCATAGAAAAATCTTTCGTTAGCGGTAACAGCACAACGCAGCTAGCGCAAGAATTAAGCGTAGAAGGTATCGAAATAGCGTTAGATATTGGCACGGGCCATAGCGTTATTTATTTTACTTCGCCTACAACTGTCGTTTATGAACTGGTCTTAGACGACCCTATTTACGGGATACTAGACGCGTTAAACGCTTTAGGATAGACTGCAAATTATGGCTACGCCTTTTCCGTTTGTTAGTGGTGCTGTTTTAACAGCCGCGCAATTAAACGACATACAAAATTTACCGATTAACGACGTAACAGCAAATTACGTTTTAGTTAATAACGACCGCTATAAGCGCGTCATTATGAACAATGCAGGCAGCACAACTATTACGGTTAACAATAGTATTTTTGTGGCTGGCGACGTTATCCAAATTTCTAATAAAGGCGCGGGGTCGACTGTTATAACGGCTGGCGCTGGCGTAACTGTAAACACGGCTGGTAGTTTAACTTTGGCGCAATATGGGGGCGGCTATTTACTTGCATTGTCGGCGTCTACTTTCACTTTTTTTAGCGGTGGGGGTTCGACGTACGGTATCGCTACTGGCGGTTCGTCTAGTTCTATTACGGTTGGCGGCATAAATTATACGCTGTTAACTTTTACAACTGACGCAAATTTAGTGGTATCAAAAGCGGGGGCGTTTGATATTTTATTAATTGGCGGTGGTGGTAGCGGCGGTTCGTGTCGTAGCAATATGGCAAGCGGCGGCGGCGGCGCGGGTCAAGTATTGGAAACAACTATTTATTTAGCCGCTGCCACCTATGCTATAGATATAGGCGTAGGCGGCGCGGGTGGTTATGATACTTCGTCAGTCGGTTTAAATACGTCAATAACTACAAACGCCAGAAGTATTGCGGCAGTTGGCGGCGGCGGCGGTGCGGCTATGTTTCGGTCTTGCGGTTTGTCGGGGGGTTCAGGTGGGGGCGGTGGCAGTACTGCCGACGCTAGCCTTTCAGCTTTTTGTATTACGGCAGGTTTAACGGTTTGCACTGTAGGCGGTAATAATGGTGGTGCAGGTCGTAACGGTAATAATGAGGGTGCTGGCGGCGGTGGTGGTGCTGGCGGTGTTGGTGCTGCGGGCGTTAGTGCAACCGTTGGCGGTGCGGGTGGTGCTGGTGTAGATATTTCAACTTTTTTAGGTCAAGCAGGCGGCACAACAATTAAAGCAGGCGGCGGCGGCGGCGGTGCTTCTACTACTGGCGGCGCTGGCGGTAGCGGCGGTGGTGGTGCTGGCGGTAACGGCGTTGGCGGTGCAGCAGCAACCGCAAATTCGGGTTCAGGTGGTGGCGGTTCAGGTTTTACAACTATTGGCGGTAACGGTGGTAGCGGTATTGCTTATATAAGGTTTAAAGTTTAAATATGGTTGCACAATATTTTGCACAATTAGACGAAAATAACGTAGTTATAAATGTTCATTGTGTAACAGCCGAATTTATGGCGGCAAACCCTGACAGATATGAAGGTATTTGGGTCGAAACTTTTTTTGACGTACCAGGTAAACAATATGCAGGCATAAATTTTAGTTACGATTACCAAACAAAAAATTTTATCGCGCCGCCTTCAACAGGACCAAAAGAACCCGACGACCCTGACACAGAATTATTTACGCCGCCGCCAGCACCTGAACAAATAGAAAACTAATGTGCGCTACTGGATATTTACGCTTTTACTTGTTGCCAGTTGTGCGACCAGTAAAACTAATACCGTTGGCGGCGTCAAAATCCGCAATTTATCCATAAGTGAGGTTTGCCAGTATGGTTCGCCCGACCGCTGCGAAATTAGAAAATGACCAACTACACGCCCGCTTAATAGTGGGCGTAGGTCTTTTAATGGCCGTAACTTTTGTTTTAATGGTCGTAGGCCTATTATTTGGTTTGCTGTTTGTATCTATGCCAGAGGAATTATCCCCGCTAGATAGCAAAATCGTAGACCTACTATCGACCATTTCAGTATTTTTAACAGGTGCGCTATCGGGTTTAGTGTCAGCTAACGGCATAAAAAACCGCGATAAAAACAATAACGGCATAGCAGACGACCTAGAAACCGTTTAATAATGCGCCCGTATACAGCTTTTAAAGCGCCTGTAGCTAAAGGCCCGTTACAAGGTATGGACGAATTTATACGCCAAGTAGTTAAACGCGCTGGCGGTTCGTTATGGAATAACGGTAGTTGGGTAGTGCGCGATATTCGCACAAAGCCAGGCCAGTTATCTAATCACGCGCGCGGTCTTGCAGTTGACTTAAGTTACAGAAAAATGAACGACAAAGGCATAGTAGACGGACGCAAAACAGCTTTACCGTTTATCTACAAACTTCTAGAAAACGCAGACACGCTAGAAATAGAATTAGTAATAGATTATTTTGATAACAGAAGCTGGAAATGCGACCGGGGCACTTGGCTAAAAGGTAAGTGGTCTGGCGGCGACTGGTTTCATATTGAGATTTCGCCGGCTATGGCTAATAACGCAAACCTTGTAAAACAAGCGTTTAACGACGTTTTTAAGGATATGCCCAAAACCGTTTAAGGTCTTTGTTAGGCTTGTTTTAACCCTAACGAGAAAGTAGGCAACTAATGACCCTATTAACTAAAGGCGCTATATCGGCGCTTATCGCGTTTTTATCCGCGTTTATGCTGACTAAACCGCCAGCACCCACGCCAGACGATTTACAGCCACGCTACGACACAGTTTACCAAGGGTATAGCCAGCCTGTTACCGTGCCTTCTACGTCGACTACAACGCCAGCACAGACCCTTTGCGGGCAGGTATTTAATATGGCTAAACATATTGGCTGGCCTGTTAACGAATTGTCTACCGTTGTAGCTGTCTCGATACGTGAAAGCCGCTGCCAAACAGACGCTTTCAACCCGAAAGACCCTAACGGCGGTAGCGCCGGCGTAATGCAAATTAACTATTTTTGGTGCAAACCTAGCCAATACTGGCCTAACGGCTATTTACAGGCGCACGGTCTACTTAAAGACTGTGCCGAACTATTTGACCTAGAAACTAATTTACGGGCCGCGTTAGCTATTTACCGTTATAGCGAAGGCTGGCGGGCGTGGTCTTTATAAAACACTTTGCTATCGCGTCGCTACTAACTGCGTACACGGGTGCGCTATGGTACTTTATAAGCAAACGAGAAAGGCTACGAGAAAAAAATGGGAAACCTAGACGAACAATTTAACGCAGACAACGCACAACTAAAAGCGTTAATGCACGTGATTAACCAAATAACAGAAAACAAAGTACCGCTAGTAGACCAGGCGCGGCCTAGCGATATGTATATGCCAAAAACTACCGATTTTGTAACGAATAAAAATATTCGTAACCTGCAAAACTGGTGCAGCGAATACGCCTTCGACGACGGCGATTTAGTGCAAGATTTGAAAAGCGTAATTATCGAATTGCAATATTTGTTAGTCGTATTAAAAGATTTTCGCGTGAAAGTTACGGAAGGGCAAATGCGCGAACGCGAACTACAAGACCGTTTAAACCACCAGGCAGCCGAAGTGCAACGGCTAGAAAATTTGGTGTTTCGTGATAACTGAACTTAACAATTTAGGCCAACCAGTTATTCAACTAACGCAAGACGATTACCAAAACTGTTTAAAAATTGTCGATTTAATGTTAGAAGCTGGTCAAAAACTTAATTTTAAAAACAGTAAATACGATATGAACCCCGAACAGGCTTACGCGGTTTCGTTTTGTGGTGTTTTAGGTGAACAGGCAGTAGCTAAATATTTTGATTATGACTACAGCTACGCAGGTTACGACCCTAAACGTAACGACGTTTTAGGTTACGAAGTGCGCGCTACCTATTACGCAAATGGTCGATTATTGACGCACCCAATAGAGCAGCGCAGCCACGATATAGGCGGCGATAAACCCGGGCGTTATATTTTGGTTACGATAGAGCAAAACATTTTACGCGCAACTATTCGCGGCTATTCGACGCTTTGGCGTTGTAATGAACGTAAAAGTAATTGGGATACGTCGCTACGTTGGCCCTGTTTTGCTATGCCACAAAGCCAACTATGGCCTATAGATATGCTGCCGGCGACTGACGAACTGATTAAGCACCAAACAGCAAAGGCGGCGTAATGGGTTTCAGCTTAGATAATTACGTCGACGTAGCTACCCGTTTACGGCTGGCGTTTGAAAAATACCCAGATTTGCGAATACAAGAAACAGCGCGCGAAGTAATCGAAATGCCAGACAAAAGTTGTTTTATTCGTTGCACCGTTACCGTCTGGCGTAACGCAGATGACCCGATACCAGCAATAGCAACAGCTGCCGAACTGTACCCAGGCCGTACGCCCTACACAAAAAACAGCGAAAACGAAGTAGGTTTTACGTCCGCTTTAGGTCGTGCGCTTGGCTATATGGGTTTTGCTATTAGTAACGCTATTGCTAGCCGTGATGAAGTACAGGCAGCGCAAAGCCGTCAGCAAACACACTTAGCGCCAGTTAAACCGTTACACGACGTAGAAGTACCGTTTCCAGAAGTACAGCACCAGGCCGCGCCTAGCACGAAGCAATTAGGGCTTATGCGCGCGTTAGCTAATGGTCAGGGCATTACTGGCGACAAACTTAAAGAGTATTGCAGCAACATACTTAAGCGCCAAATAAATACGACTGGTGATTTAACTAAAAGCGATATATCGAAGGTAATAGACGCGCTAAAGTTATCCGAAATTAAAGACAACTAAATAAGTTTCACAATAGACCTAAGCGCGTAGCGGCGCGGTTGGTGGTATACGCGGTAACGCGGGTAGAAGGCGCTGTAGTGATACAGAGCCTGGCTAATGGTTAAAGATATGGGAGTGCGGTTGAAGGCAGCGCACGGGGGGCTAGCGCATTAGGCTTTACACACAACTTAAAGACGATATGAAAACAAAACAAACCAACAAACTCAAGTTCGTCTACCTAATTAGTCAACACAAACTAGGACAAGGCGCGACAGCGCCGCGTCAGCACAAGCGAAGCGCGTGAGAATATGACACAAGGCAAGAAACGTAGAACCCATAACCCAGACCAACAAAACAAACGCAACCTAAACGCCGAAGCCAGAAGCAAAACAGAATTTAAAACAAACAGACAACGCCTACTAAAAGACAAACCACTATGCCATTGGTGCAACAGTCGACAAGCAACAACGGCCGACCACCTAATAGAAGTAGACCGCTGGCCAACCGGTACGCCAGGCGTTAACGGCCTAGACAATTTAGTAGCCGCTTGCAAACCCTGTAATAGTTCGCGCGGCGCACGATACGGAAACTTAAAACGCAAAAGCATTTACGAACCCGCACCAACAGTAAACGCAAACCCAAAACCCGTTTATGCAAACAAATGTATAGAT